ATACAGCGGTGCCTGAAGTTGCCATTTAGCGGAACCTTGCAGTTTTCTTGGCTACGGCCTTGGGTTGGGCTACGAACTGCTTGCCGGAGGCTTTGCCTGCTCGTTTTGCTCGGGTTGTTGCTGCGTACTCTTGGGGGGAAAGACTTTTGATCGCAGCCTCTGGAAGATACCTTTCACCCGTGTCAGAAGATCGTTTACCACTTTTCGTCCTCCACTTCTGGTCAGTCCAGTTCTTCAGCGACTGCTGAGGCTTCTTCACTTCTTCAGCCCCTTGAGGGTCTGCGCCAGTCGAGCACGTTGGCCCATCTTGCCGGGAGCCTTAGCAGCGGTGGCAAGTTTCTTGGCGGGGATCGGCTTGTCACCTTTGACGCCGAGCGACTCGCGCAGGGCTCCGGGCTTCTTGATGGCGGACTGAATCCACTTGCCACCCTTAGCCATACCGCCCTTTGCCATCTCACCAACGCCGCGACCCTTGAGGATGTCAGCCTGGGTTACTTTGCCGTCGCCAGTCAGATCAGGAAACTTCTTAGCCATGATCAGATTACCTTCCCACGAGTTTTGCCGCGCTTGCAACAGCCATCGGCGCGAGAAGAGGCGGAGCCACCCTTTGCGTAACCCGCTCGAACCAAAGCCTTACGCGCTTCGTCCGACATAGTTGGGTCAATCTTGCCCTTACGGGCTTCTTGTGCGCGGCCAACTTCACGAGTCAGTTCGCCCATTTCCTCTTCAGAGCGGCCTTTTCTCGGGGACACAACCGAGCGCACAGCGTCATAGATTTCAGATGGCCCTTCAAGCATGTTGGGGCCAGTCACAGCACCGCGCATTGCACGATTGCGAGTAGTCATCGGAGCCATACGCTCCGACTCCATACGTTCGGCTGTTTGCCGCGCTTTTGTCTTTTCAGTCACGATAGCCACCGCCTTTACTCTTGTACTGTTTGGCAAGCAACTGCGCTTTTCTCGCGCTCCACTGCCCTGCCGCAGTACCTTGAACAGCCTGCCCTTTGATCTTCTCAAAGAGAGCCTTGCGCATCCCGGGATTGGTGTAGTTGCCCGCCTCGTTCACCTTGGACTTGGCTTCCCCACCCTCGGCGTACTCCGTGAAGTCCGTGTTGTCACGGCGCTTCTTGACGACCCCTTTGGGCATCTTGGCGGGGTTGATGCAACCCATTCCACGGGAGGCACGCATATCAATACACCTTTCCGCGAGTCTTGCCGCGCTTGGCGCATCCGTCAGCACGCGACGATGCAGAGCCACCACGGCTGAATTCAATACCCGAGTCCTCCTCGCTACGGCGAGTGCGGGACGCACGCTCGGCTTTGGTGTCCTTGCGAGACTTGAGGATGGGCTTGGCCTTCTCCATCTCTTCGGCGGTCTGACGTGCGCCACGCTTGGCCTGAATCTCCGCACGTGACTTCATCCCGCGCAAGGTAGAACGGGCCGTCTCCATACCGGCTTTGGGGCCAGCAGTCTTGGCAACCTCAATACCTTCCTTGGCAGCGCGTGCAGCAGGTGCTGCTGCGGCCTTGGTGCTTTCAATCGCGGTACGGGCAACAGTAGGAGCCGTCCTAGCCGCACGAATCGCCGCAGGACCGGCACCGCCAAGTGCACCCACGGTTGTGGACAGGACGCGCCCGGTGTCGCCCATCCCCATCGCAGGGGAGAACTCCTTGGCGGGACCACGCATAGACGTGTCAACCGGAATTTGTGCCGCAGCGGGACGACCGCGCCCCATACCCTCCATACGATAAGAAGGCGGCACAGACGGCGCAGCAGGAGCAGTGGGTGCAGCAGCACGGGCGCGAGGGGCCGGAGCCTCCTCATTGGCCATACCCTGACCGGCGCGGCGCTCTTGATCCTCGATGAACTTACGCGCACGGGCGTAGGTATCCTCGTCAAAGCGACCCTCGGCAACGGTGTCACCACCGTCTGCGTAGCGGAACTTGCGCTTTTTCATACCATCATCCCACGGGTCTTGCCGCGCTGTGCGCAGCCGTCAGCACGAGAAGAAGCAGAGCCACCTGAAGCCTTCTTTACCGGAGGAAGGTCGCTTGGCATCAAGTCGCGGGGCAACTTCTCACCCTTGGGCGTCTTGGTCTTGCCCATCTTCTCGACGGTGAAGACACCACGGTCTGCGCGTTCTTCTATCCGCTTCATTTCGGCGGCGGTGGGGGGAACGACCAAGCCCCGTCCTGCTCCTGCTTCAGCCATGATTAGCACTTGCCTCCCATAGCCTTGCCGCCCTTGGCCATCTTCACCTGCATGCCACGGGTCTTGCCCTTTTTGGCGACGCCATCAGCCTGCTTGTGACCTGCGGCCAGACCGCCAGAAGCCATCTTGACTTCCATGCCACGGGTCTTGCCCTTCTTGGCGATGCCGTCTGCTTGCTTGTGACCGGCAGAAAGCCCACCCATACCCATTTTCTTCATGCCCTTCATTTCGGACCCCTTGTCTGAAAATTTGCGGCCCTTATCGGCCTTGATGAACTCTTCTCCCACGGACTGTGGGACACCTGCCTTCTTGGCGAACTTGGGGTTATTGGCCACCGCCGCCATGAACCTATGCTGCTTACCGCTAGTGCTTGGCATGTCAACAGTTCCACGCCCTCAAGGATTTGTTAATCCTCGAATTCGGATCGCTTGCGGTTTTTGCGCTCGTCAACTTCTTTTTCATCCCTTTCATACGGGCGCAAAAAGAGTCGCGGCGTGGACCGCCCTCCGGCTGTGGTGCCTTCAACCCAGGCTTCCCTGGATTCGCGGCGTTGTAAGAGGCTCGCCCCTTGGCGTTCAAGCCGCCCTTGGGGTTCTTCCCTTCCGCTCGTTGCCATGCCGGGGACTTAGCCATAGAACACCGTAGCAGCGGTGCCGGTGCCGTTGGTCACGTAAATGCCCGTCTCGGCAAGGATGCCCTCGCCAGGAAACAGCATGTACAGCGATCCTGCGGCAGCAGCCGGTGTAAACGAAAACAGCGTAGCCCCACCATTGCCGTCCGTGATCGAGATGTTCCCGGCAGACGAGGTGTAGGTCAGCGCAAGCGCCTTGATTCGGGCACGAAACGACGTGACAGCCGTACTGGTTGCCGCCGCCGCTGTGCCCGATTTAACGTCGGTTTGCATCATGGTGATGCGCTCCTATTAGGTAGCGGTGGTGACGTTCGTCCAACCGGTGGTGCCGTTTGTATTCACATACAAGCGGGTGGTGCCAGAAGAGCCATCGGTACGAATGTACAGAGAGCCTTGAGCAGCCGACACCGTGGGGGCACCAGAGCCAACGTAAATGCCAAGACCCGCCGTGGAGGACATCAGAAACGCTGCCATGCCACCGGCAGCGGGTGCCGTGCCACTATCAGCCGTGATGTTGCCCGTGGCAGAAACAGAAGCCGCAGTGACCGTGGTAGCCACGACAGGGCCAGTGAAGGTGCCGATGAAGCCGTTGTCAGAAGCGACAGGGCCGGAGAAGGTAGTGCGAGCCATCGCATATTCCTCAAATTGCGCTTGCTGTCTGTGAGGTCAGTCCGCCAAGCCGGTCAGCAAGCAGGTTGGAAATCTTGGGACTTGCGTGTTTATACCCTCACTTCTCGGGGAACGCAAGAAGTTTGTCCGTGAGCGTGAACTGAGGATTTACCCCGCCGTACTTGAACGAGTATCCGGCCAACTTTCCCTTGGTAATGGGTTTGCCGGAGGCCAATGCACGGCGCAACGTCGGCATCTTGATCTGGTACCGCTCAAGCACAGCGGTCAGGCTTGGGAACATCAGCCCGTCAGGCATGACGAACACCGCCTTGGACATCTTCGCCCTGGCTTCTTCCGTGTGCTTACGCCCCGTCCAGTGCTTGTGGCTACGCCCGGCCTCGATGTTGGCCTGGATCTTGGCCCGCCCTTCTTCGGATACCTTGCGCCCCGGAGTCTTGGGTTTACCGCGCTGCGCTGCACCGATCTTGGCCTTAGTTTCGTCGCTCCGCTCTTTGCCCAACCATGGTGTCTGTGGGCTAGCCAGTTTGGCTTGCCGGATCTTCTCCTTGGTCTCCTCCGTATGTGTCTTCCCCACACGGGGATGGTTAAAGTAGTCGGCAGCGTAGAACTCCTTCAAGGTCTTGGAGATCTGGGCCTTCTGTTCGGGGGGAACAGAGCGTCCAAATTTTGGGTTATCTGCCCCATACACACCCCGCCACGGCGCCTCCGCATTAGCCCCCACGTTGTAGCAATAGGGTTGCCCGACATGGACGGAAAGCCATCGATTCTCCGCAACAAGCAGATCGTCTCCATCGAGTAGTGCTTCCACCACTCGAAAGACAAACTTCTCTTCGCCGTACTTGTTCCAGGCTGCTTGAAGGTGCTTGCAGTGATGCCGATCCCCCCGCAACAACTTACGGTGCTGGCGAAACCGCACTTTCTGATTTGTGGTGCTCCCGACATAGAACTTGTCGTTCACAAGGTTGATGATCTTGTAGATAACCTGGGTCATGTTGTTCTCCGTTACAGGGCTAAGGAACATGACCGTAATGTACCGGTGGTACCCCAAGAAGTCAACAGGCAAATAAAAAGGCCCCCGAAGGGGCCTCCAACCAAGCGCAAGTGCTTGATTTTATTGGGTTAGGCTCCGGGCGAACCGAAGATACCCAACGGATCCGAAACTCCGAAGCTGTACCTCTCGCGCGCCTTATAGCGAGCATTTCCGGTGTCGAAGTCCCCGTCCATTGACGTAGACATCGGCGTACGGATGAAGTGCTTCAGACCGTTGGGCACGTCCGTGGTCAGGAACCAAGCGTTGGTGTCCGTCAACCAGTGGTTGATCGTGTAACCCTCGGGGATCGAACCGTTGTTCTTCAGCGCGTTGATGTCGTTGTCGGCGGTCGCCACGCGGAGTTCAGTCTCCAACAGACGGGTCGCAACGAATTGCAGTGAAGGCGGAACGATCAGTTTCCGGGGCTTGGCAGCGATCAGCAGACCACGTTCGTCCGTCCACGCTGCGATCTGGATCACGGCGTTTTCGAGGGACGTTTCGTTGAGGTCAGCACCCACAGTCGGGCGGTTGCTGTTGGTGCCACCAGAGATCAGCGGATGCGCCGTCGAGAACAGGCTCACGCCGTCGCCATAGGTGACGCCGGAGTTGAAGCCTTGGTTCAGGATGGCAGCAGCCTTGACCTGCTTGGTGTAAGCCATAGCACGGGCCAGAGCCTTGGTGTAACGGGCCGACAGAGAGTCGTACAGGTTGTCTTCCATCGCCTCTTCGGTGATGGAGAAACCCATAGCGATGGTCTCGTGGTTGTACCGTGCAGTCCAGGCTTCTTGCGCGTTGTCATACGCAATGGCTTGGCCTTCAGGCTTAACCGGGGCGGCAGAGAAACCAGCCAGTTTGGTTTCTTCTTCGAACGAACGCTCGGAAGTCTCGGTTTCGTAGATTTCCTTGTGTTCTTCGCCGTAACGCTTGTACTCCATGCCAAACAGGGCGTTCAGACCCGGCAGGAGTTCCTTCAGTAGTTGGGCACGAGAAATTGCCATTTTGAATTACTCCTTAGATGCCGGTTGCAAAGGCATACGAGTGGTAACCCTGGTTCCACTTCACCAGAACTTCGGGGAAGCCCACGAAGGTCAGTTCAGAGCCAGAGGCCAGCGTGATCGCGCTCGACACCGTGAGGGTCGTCGTGTTCACGTTCGTCACCGTGATGAAGTTACCGGCCAGAGAGCCAGTGCCCGTGGCGCAGATCAACTGCATACCGGCTTGCAGGCCAGTCACAGCGGCGGTCAGCGTCACCGTGGTCGAAGAACCAGAGGTGCTGCCGGTGCCCGACAGGGTCACAGCAGTCTCAGGCACAACGCCCACAACACGGAAAGGCAGGCCAGTGGCAACAGTCACGTTACCGGTGCCGTTGCTAGGCTGGTCGCCCGACACGCCCATCGCGGAGTTACCCGTGGTGGTGCTACCGGCGGTGCCCGTCACGCAGTACACGTTGTTGCCAACGAAAGCCTGCGTAGCAAAGCCAACGGTCGTAGCGGTGTTGCTCAGTCCGCCGGAGGGCTGACCAATCATCACTGCCTTGAAGACTGCGCGGTCATCATCCACCACGAAAGCCACGATGTCGTTGGCCAGGATATTACCGGGGTAATACTGGGCGAACAACTTCTGACCCGTCGAGGGGTTGGTGTACGAACAGCCCACGAAGATACCAACCTGACCGGGACGAGCCGTGGTCGTGGTGGAGGTGGACATGCCGGTCAGCACAACCGTGCCGTTGGCAATCAGTTCAACGAGGTCGCCATTGAAAATGGCGGTGCCATAGTTCCGAGCAATCGGAATCTGGCGGATTGCACCAGCATAAGGTAGGCCGTTCAGTTCATTGATCGGCTTGAAAC